ATCCACTGTCCGTTTACTGTGGCAATGCCATAGCCTGCGCGAACACCGAATGTCCAGTCATCAGTATGGAAGTCCTCACCGTTAGAACCCGCTGAAGGAGTCTTAAGGCGTGCTTCTTCCCAAACAAGAAGGTGTGCTTCAGTAGTCGTCGATGACGCAATACCCCAGTACTTAGCCTTTGTTGAGTCAACAAGTCCATTAGCGTCAGTCGCAATAAGAGGGAGGACAACGTGCTTGTATTTTCCTTCGTATACGTTAGTAACGCCACTGTTTGCTGAGTCAGGTGATGCAATCGACTTCAAATACTCGCGAACGGTATTGACAGTCGTGGGATCCTCAGTAGTGAAGAGAATATCAAACGGAATATTTACTTTCTCTCCGAACTGGTTTACTGACTGTTCTACTGCATTCTTCTCAATAGCCTCGAGAGACCCACGAGAAACCTGAGGGTTATTAGCGAGAATGTTGCGGTATGTAGTAGATGCTCCACGGATTGTGTGAGCAGTACTGAACAACGCAAGAGTGTCTCCTACTGAAACGTCAACAGTATTTCCTTCCATACTGGTGTATGAAGTTGCAGTACCGAAGGTAATGCGGTGTGACAAGTCGAGTTCCATACGCTCATTTGCCTGATCTGCAAGGTTTGTGAGTCGAGAAACAACGTCATTGTACTTATTCTGTGTGCGCATCTCGTAAGAAATTCCGATATCAGTAGCCACACGGTAAGAACTAAGGTTCTTAGAGTATCCTTGCTGAATTTTTGCGCGTGATGCCTGATCGCTCTCTCCTTTAACACGCGCATAGCGGTTGAGATCGATTTCCGTGTACTGACGGATGTTACCTGAATTACCAGGTACAGACTCTGTAGCGAAGAGTCCTGAGTTACGAGCAGCTTTGTTTACCGCGCCCTTTGCTTTTTCAAAGATGACGTTCGCAAGCTGTACGAACACATTGAGTGGTATTGTATTTAACTCCATGATATTTTCTTTCTCTTAGTATGCAACCAAGGTCCGGAATGCACTCAGATCTAAAAGAAAATATTTAATTAAACTTATAATGAACTAATAACTTCCCAAAAACTTCACAAGGAAATGGCCCTTTGTAGAGCTGATGACCTTTGTCGCGCGAACCGCCTTAATCGAGCTTGCGCCACGATTAACAGTTGCCCCATCAGTGAGATCAACCTCTTTAAGAACATCCGCCGCAACGAGACCAGATGTAACATCTGCCTCCCAAACAGTAAAACGCTCACAAGGAACCTGAACCTCAACAAGACGAGCTGTTGCATAATCAGTGTCTGTCGTCGCAATAGTGTGACGGAGAACCCCAACAATGTCTGCCGATGCCGAAGAACTTGTTGCAGCAACAAGGTACCCTGCTGAAAACGACAAAAGTGTGCCAGCAGTAATAGCTGTCGATGTCGTTACAGGAAGATATGCGAACTTTGTCTTACCTTTAACTAAAATAAAAGACATTTTATTTAAATGAACTAAACTAATAATCGAACTCTGTTTGGGACTTGACGTGTCCTAACGGTGCAATCAGTCTTTTTTTTACGAAGGTTTATTCCTCGGAAGTGGTTTATCGCCACAATTCGTGCCACCATAACCATGAATGGTGGCACGTCAGTGATTACAAACTACTGACCAACATAAGGCGATGGGACCGCATCAGTTGGTGCAGATGTGATGACGTTATTAACGTCAGACATCGTTTGCTCTTCTCTACTTTTCTTCCAAAGAACTTCGTCTGCTTTTTTCAAGCTCTCATTTACACTCATAATAACACGCTGTGAAATGAAGTCAATCTCTGAGATGTGGATATCCCATTCGAGATACAATTCAAGGAGTGCTTTTGTAACGGGGAAACATCTTTTATTGCGAAGTTCTGTTGGATTGAGGGCAGTGTCACTCACTGCAGCCGCAATCATAATCTTCGGCATAATTTTTGATGTGTCATCAGTAAAAATAATTTGCTGAAGTTTCTCGTTTGTAGTGTCTTTGATTTCTTTAATCTCTTTTTCTCCGTAAAATTTAGCCATGATTATTTTTTGATTACCTTCTTCTTCGCTACCTTACTTTTAACTGCTTTCTGTTTTGACATAAACATCTTATCTTGCGCTGCTGAAGGTTCACCACCGAACCCCTTGCCGAGATCCCCAGCTTTATCAGCCTTCTTGTAAGCACTCATCATACCACCAGAACCTTTCTTTGCTCCGGGCATACCTCCCATTTTACCAATCATCTTCTCTGCTGCCTTTTTTGACAATTTAGCCATAATATTATTAATTATTAGTTGATAAATGCTCCTTCGAGAGTGTATTCCTTTCCCTCGACTGAAACCTTAAATTCTTCGGTATGAATTTCTGGGTCCTCCGAAACAAGTTTCTTTCCACGAAGAATAACCTTCGCAGGAACTTTCTTAACGTTCCTGAAGAAGTCCACGAGATCCATAGACTGAGTCTTTCCATCCTCTGTAGTCGTTTCAATAACCTGCTTCTCGTGCCAGATACCGTTTGAATCCTTATAAACCTCATCAAGCACACTTCTCCACGAAGTCACAACGACCCCATTAAGAGTTGAAACTTTCACAATGGAGCCAATATCTTTCTTAAGCTTGCTCTCAAAGTTCTCAACTCTGCCCTTGTCAGCGATCTGAGTGAGCATAGAAATCTTTTCATCCTTTGCTTTATCAGATGCCTTAAGTTCCGCCATTTCAGCGAGAAGCGCATCAATCTTTTCTTCAACTGTCAACACCTTCTTTTCTTTTGTTTCTTTTTTTGCCATAACTATTATTTCTTAAAATTCTTAAGGTCCTCATCAGTAATCTGAATACCACCACGACGAGAAAATTCTTCTGCCCAATCTTTTACCTCAGGGTCGACTTCCCCAACGTTTACTTTCCCAGTGCCTCCAGAGGCCGCAGATGCTTGCCTTCGGATAACATCATTAGAGACTTGTCCTTTTGTCGCCAAAAGATATGCCTCGCGCATCTTCCCTTCAATCTGTTCTTTGGTAGTTGCGTCGTCCTTAATGCGATCATAGTGATGCTCAATCGTCTTCTTGAGGTCTTCATCATCGCCAGCGAGAACACGCAAAAGATCCGTCTTGTGTTCGCCGGTAATTCTTGTGTTCACATCTTCAATCTGCTTCTTGAGATCTGCAATCTCCTTCTCCTTCTCTTCCTCACCCTTTCTCACCTTACTAAAATTGTAATCCTTGTCTTGAAACTTTTTGAGTTCAGCTTCCTTCTCTTCGAGATTCTTTTTTAATTCAGCAGTTGCTTCATCGATAGCCTTCTGTTTTTCAGCCTCGAGCGCCGCTTGCTTTTCTTTTTCAATTTCGTCCATGCGTAATTAATTAGTTTTTTTGATAATGTTGTAACGGTGTTTTTGACGCCAAACACGAAAGGCGTACACTATCGACCTATGCAAAAATTATATCAAATAAGTTCCTGAGGGTCAAACGTTTCTTCTGGTTTTGTGGACTCTTTATACTGCGCGTGAAGCATTGAAAATCTTTCAACTAAAATCTCCCCCATATTCACCCCCCCACGACCAACAAGAACCTGTTCAAAATCCACCGCTTGACACGCAATAAATTCAACTTGGAGTTGTATTGCTCTTTTTAGTTCGTTCATCAAAACTGGGTTCTGGAAAAGAATCTCTGCATTCTCGAGATAATTTTTTCGGTCTGTCCCCGAAAGATTGTCAGCGTTGACAATATCACTCAAATCTATCGTTCCAACTGCGTGACGATTGAGTTTCACTAAATCTTCTTTTTTGTTCTTTGCCATAATTATGAAGGAAGTGATTCCATTGTATTAATGCTTGGCTTATTTGGTTTACCGGCCTGAGTCATACTCTTCGGCATAGTCTTGCCGCGCGCGCCCGCACCCCCAGGTGCTCCACCAGGAGCCGCCTCTCCTCCGGGAGGAGTTGGAGCGCCACCACCTTTCTGGAACATCTTTGTTGGATCTTCCCCCCAGACCTCAGCAAACCTCTCTGACATATATTCCATATTGATATTAGGGAACTGCTGTGCTCCTTGCATCATCTCAGTAAAGAGAACCTTGGTAAGATCTGAATTCTTACGTGGCTTCTGTGTAGCGGTAACGTAGTATGTATACTTTACATTCTCAAGAGCCAAAGGATTAACCTCATTGATTCGAGTAGGGACACCCGTCTTCTTTTTTATCTGTTCCTCCTCGTTGTAAATCTGCATTGGGTCCTTTGGAGTTTCTGTCGCGCGAAGGATTGACTGACCAGCTCCTTCCCCTTCAATAAGTTTATCGATATTCATCGAACGATACTTACTTTTTATCTGTCCATCTTCCACCGTTGAGCCCACTGGTTTAAACCAGTTTTCTAAGTTGTTGTATAGTCTCATTGTCCCGAGTTTTGTCTCCAAAAGTGTCGCTGCGAGAATGATCCCCGACATCGCAAGATCTGCTTGTTGACGAAGCTGCTGTGACTGTGTTGCTGTCATGCGAGTCGTTCCAACGGGGTTCTTCCCCTGCATAACTGGAGAAGCAGAATCATCATCAAGGCTCTTCTGGATTTCTCCCATCATCTGAACCTCGGATTTTTGAAGACCCTTAGGGTCCCCGAGTACCTGAATCTTGGTTGCATCAATCCCTGTAGTCATCTTCCCTGGCATCATTATGCGCGAAGACAAATGAACCCCTGTGTTGTTTGCATAAGCAGGCATGAACGACTGCTGTGTCTTCAAAATAGCTAACCTAAGCATCTCGTCATAAACTGCCTGCTTTGTGCGCAGTTTCATAACGATAGATTTCCCATAAGCAAAGTAAGGGGAAATGATTTCTCCAATTTGCTGAGTTATGTTGTACTCAACGCCCTCTCCCCACTTGCGCGGGATAGGAAGACCGACCGGTGTCATAAGAATTCCATTTATAATGATGGCATATTCATTATTATTCTTGTCCTGGAATTTGGCAATTTCAACTTGGTCTTTGCTTACCTCCGTGAGCGTCCAATTTTTGTTGTAGGTAGAAGCATCTTGCTGTGTACTAAAATATTTTGCCCCTCTCTCAACATGCTTCCACCTCTCCCAATCACCGTAGATAGCCTTCGCATCTTCATAATTCTTTTGCTCAATCGTAAAAATAAATGGCTGTTTTTTAAAATCGTAGACCGTGATATCCCCAAGATAAACGTTCTCGTTTAAAAGAATGTTTCTCGTTGGACCTGAAGAAACTTTCTTGAGACGTTTCTCCCATTTTGCAAGCTTCACATTCTTTCCGTCAAAAGGAACAACGATGTCTTTTATGAGTTCAAATTTCTCATCCCAAACTTCCTCAACAAAAACTTCTCCCTGCTCGAGCATTGTATACTGACGAAGAACTTTCTTTTCATCGTCATTGTCAAGAATAGATGTCTTCTCATTAAGAAGATCCAGCGAATGCCCAAGTCCAACATCCTCCGTGTTCTTCTCATCGAAAGCATGAATTTCTGATGTGATATTCAGGTTTGTGAGAGCGCTAAGTAACACAAAAATCTTCTGCCGAGTTGTTCCCGTAACAAAAGTGGTGTCCTCCTTATTTTTCTTTGGCGTAATAAACGTCTGAGCTCCCTTTCTGTTTGCCTCGCATCTCTGCGCGTATGTCATGCCATCAAACTCGTCGTGAGTTGACTCACGGACGTTTCGTGCTGTCGCAAGTTTATTGCGGAGGTTGTGGATATACTCTAGCTCCTCTTTAGAATAGAAAGGAGTTTCAACTCCGTGCTTCTTTTTCTCTTCCTCGAGCGCGAGGATTGGATCCTTTTCTTTTTTTGCCATGTATTAAAAATTTCCTATTACTCCGAACGGATTAAATTCTGAATCGCTCCCCGTTGTCACCACGCGCGTCGGTGCTGCGTACTTGTTCATCTGCCATGCGATACAAAGTGCAATGACCCTATCCCAATGCTTACCGTCGCCGTCCTTTACATTATCAACATCCTCTCTCTGGTATGTGATCATCTCGTGCACAGCCTCCTTATCCGGAATACTAATAAGGTCTTCCTCAATCGCTGTCTTCATATCAAAAACCATCTTCGGTTTCGTGAGTCTGTTGGTGTGCCACCCAAGCCTCTCCGTCTCCTCCGATGACATCGTGTCCTCCTTGTACTCCTTGAAAATATTATAGTATATCCCCTTAAGTATAGCAAGGGTTGCATGACCGTGATTGTTCCTCTCTACTGCGACAATACAATTCCCATAGCGCGTACCACCGTTTTTTATTTCGTATGCGAACTTATCCGGCTCGATAGAGTCGTTGACATACATTGCCACGAGTTCCGCGCGAGGTTTCGCGTCGAAATCTATAATCGCGATTGTCGCATTATCCCCCTGAAAGCCTCCTGAGGGGTCGGCAGCGAGTGCATAGCGGTGTCCAGGCTTATAATCCGAGAAATACTTCCAACAACCGTTAGAATCGCTATTAGGATCTCTCGTTGGCATATTATGGAGTTTGTCTGCGTTGAAAAACTTGTCTCCTGAGTATTCAAAAGCCTCCTCAACAGTCGTTGGGTACTGCTGATGGAGTTTTCCCCAGTCGCGTGCCATCTCTATCCACTTAAAGTAGTAATAGGTAATCTGTGCTTGAGTAAGTGAGTGCTTATCCCTGTAGATAAGGAACTCTTTTGGAAGTTTTTCGTCCGAGAGAGGCTTAACTTTCGCAATTTCCGCATCATCGTATGTCCAGTTGAAGAAGAATGCCTTAAAATCAACCGGGTGCTGAGGCTCCCCACGAAGCCACGCCTCCATAAACATGTCATAGAAGGCCCCAATATCGCCTTCAGCAGTCGATTCGATGTCTATGCGACCATCGATAGGGACCGCGGGGATGTTACCTGAGATAATTTCATCGGCCGCGGCTTTGGAATTTTTACAAATCTTTGCAAATTCGGAGATGTGAAGACGATTAAATGTTCCTGAGCGGCCGTGAGTCTGCGCGGCAATAGATGAAACACTGCCGTCTCCCCAGTTGAATTTTAATTTGTTTGCGCGGTCAGCATCAAGGTCATAGAGGCACTGAAGTTCAGGGTGAAGATTATCCCACGCAAGTTTTATCTTGTTATCAAAGATGTCGAGCTGTGATTGCTGGTCATATGACAGCATCATCGCGTCAGTATTCTTGTTGAAGAGAGTATCGTCGAGAGAATCAATCGCCTCAAAGGTCGTCATACCAAGCTGGCGGCTCTTTAAAATAATATTACGGTTCGCTTTATTTTCTTGGAACTCTTTTTGTGCACGGTTAGGCTTAAACTTGACAAGTTGCTTATTCTTGTTTTTAATTTTATAGAGATTATTAATTCTCCATTCTTTTGACGCGAGGCGTGGGTCAGACATTTTTTATATTATAAGGCTTGCTCAATTTCATCGAGGACTGAACTGATATTTATTTTTCCTTTAAGGTTAATATCTTTTTTATCTTTGTACCCGAAGTGAGTCTTCAGAATTAATTGCGCGGTAGTTTTATCTACCTTCCCTTTAAGAGCATCGTCGATGAGAGAGTTCTCACATTTTAGTTTTGCGTGATCGAGCATCTTTGAAAGTTTGCCGTCAGAAGGATAGGTTACTACTTCATCGATTGACCACTTCAAAGCTTCCGCGAGACCTGAAAGGGTATATGTTTTTTTGTAGGTGTCACAGTCGAGGAAATATGCTTTAAGGGTATCTCTGAATTCGTCTTTTGTCATAAAGAAATTGTATCACGGTTGGAGGATGATGGGAAGATGTGGATAAGTAGGGTTGACGCAAAAGGGGGTCTTGTGTTACATTTGATTTATGGAAAAAGAAAAAAAATTTATAGAGGATTCTCGTATTGGGATAGAAAGGTTTTTAAAAGAAAATAATAGGTACCCTTTATCTGTTGATTTTGATTCATGTGAATATTTACCCACATCAAGGACGATTCAAAGGAAAATTGGGGGTGTGTCAAAATTGAGAGAAATTATTGGATTAGAAATTACTGATTATACTAAAGGAAAAACAAGGGCAGATAAATCTAGGGCATGTGTTGTTGAATCAGAAGAAACACAAAATGAAATATACGAGATACTTGTTAAAAAATTCGGCAAGATGTCCGTTCATAGAGAATCCCCTTATGGAGATAATTCCAAAGAGAGATCTGATTTTGAGGTATATCACAAGAAAGGTATTTTCTATATAGACGCTTTTCATCCAAGTAGTAAACAATCTTTTTTTTCTTGTTTGAATTTCAAAATAAAGAGATACAATAACCCAAAAGTTTTTAGAGATGTAATATTTTTAAACACAAATGAAAATATAGGTTGTGACATCTCAACAAAAAAAATAAAGTTAAAGAAAAAACAAAAGGTAATGAATGTAAAAGAGTTTATGGTCTACATTGAGTCGCTAAGACAAATTGAAATAAAATAATATTATAAAAAGGGGATCCATATAAAATGGGTCCCCTTTTTTAGTTGGGTCCCCTTTTCCTTGTTCATCTAAATTAAGTAGGATTGGATGCGGTACCCTTTTCGGGGCGTGGACGGGGGTGTCCCTAGGCCTTAAGCCCTGAAAGCATAAGGAATATATATCCTCGGGGCACATATGAGATCAATATGGAACTAAAAAGTAGGGGTGTTGGGGGTGTTGTAGTGTGTCGCATAAGGATAAAGACAGAAAATGTTTCTTGTGCGACGTGCTCATCCTATATAAAACAAGGCTATTTTGACAATCACCACTAAAAGCCACTAAAAGCGACGTCATAAAATGCGATATGCGACGTTTTGAACTCCCCGGACGATCTACCCACCGCTTCCCCGGCGCAATTAGCACCCACTTTTGCCCCTCAAAAAGCCTCAAAAACTTGACACGACTTTTTACAACGAATTCCACACGACCCTTGAAAAATAAGGATATTTTCACCGGCGATTTTACCCCCCTATATATAAGTATAGTGTTAAATAAAAAAAAAAGTTAAATTTGAAAAAAAAACCTTCTTTTTGAGCTTACATCTGGGGGGGTAAATAAACAAACACTAATATTCATATTTTTCAAGGGTTATCTTAAAAATCACCCACAAAAAGCACGAAATCCCTCTTGACATTTATCACATTTTTGTCACATATTATGTTTTTCTGCTTGACATAAAACATACTAAAAGTGTATGATATATCAAGAATTACAGCAAATATATCAAATGTGGTGTAATTTTATCGCAAAAACCCTTGCAATATAAGGATATTTGCACCTTTTGTTCTTTCCAACCTTTTAAGGAGTATTAAAATGATCACAATCATCACACTGACCGCATTAACCGAAGCAATCATTATTGCTTGTCATAAAATGCGCATACTGTAATTGTATCCCCTTAATTCCCGCGAGACACATAATCAATCATCTCGCGGGCACTATAGGGCACACAAAATAAAAAGCCCTGTTCATAATAAAATGAAAACCCGCCAAATTTGCAACGAATGCGCCCGCTATTCAACAGACAGGGGAGAAAGCAAATGCTTCTGGTGTGGATCTGAGGATATAGGCCTTGAGGAAATCCCGGAACTCACCCCCGAAGAAAAGAAGCAAATGCACACCTATAACTCAAAATAGATTGCAACCAACTACAGCGCGCGACACGTTCGCGCATTGTAAGGGGCTTACAATCATTAATCAAAACCCCATAATATCGCGCGCGACAAACAAAATACCTCGCACGTTAACAATATGAACACAACAGAAACCCGTTTAAATGAAGTAGTAAACGCAATGGAAACAAAAGAGCGAACACCCGGCGATGAGTCCACCCGCTTTTATTGTTTCAAGGATAACGCAAGTCAAGAAATTAAAGACATCTTTTTGGAAAACTTTGAAATCCGCGATCTCGACTATGAGATATTCTCAAAGGCTTGCGATGACATTGCAGAAATAGACTTGCGCGACTTGGGGGGGTATGATTTTACGGGCGAATTTTCGAGCGTATACACAAGCGACCGTCTAGGGTATCTCAATATGTGGAATGAGGACGAAATATCAAGCATATCACACGAGATACAGGGCACAATATCGGAGGCGTGCGCATACTGGTATGACGAACAGGTGAACAGCGCTTGCAACCTATTGCGCGCATACATTATCGGAGACATTAACGAATCAACCAACTAATAATATGAATAAAAAACACAATCACGCTTTAATCATCCACGAAACAGGAAAACCAATAAAGTATATGTATAAGAAACTTTACTTTTTCAATGATCTCGAAGACGAAGCAAAAGAAAAGGCTCGCGAATGGTACCGCAATGGAAACAGCGACTCGCCTTTTTTGAGCGACTACCTCCACGAAATCACAAGCGAAATGCTCACGGAGGCAGGATATACCGTTGAAGACCTAGAAATGTTCTATAGTCTTTCATATTGCCAAGGCGATGGCGTATCGTTTAGCGCGACTCTCGAGAAAGGAAATGCACGATATTTTGTCTCTAAATATGCATTTTTTGGGCGCGACGTGCACGAAATGTCAATGAACGTAGAAGGCGAAGATCTAACAACTTTTGAAAGCATCGAATGTGATGATATTCTCGAAGAAATGAGGGAAATTGCTCGCAAGGTTGAAAAACTAGGTTATGAATACATAGAGAATGAAAACAGCGACGAAACAGTCGACGATAATATAAATGTAAATGAGTATACTTTCACTCGTGAGGGTATAAGAATAGATGCAGACATCGACTAATCACCTATCACACTATGAAAGACCACTCACAAATCACCTTAGGCTTGCTCTTAAGCCACCCAAGCGAAACGATCCGCAGGAATGCGATGTCAATACTCAAACAGTTGCAACGCCAAGCCCCACTGTGCGCATACTGTATCAATACCGCAAAAGTAGAATGTGAAGCGGGCAAGCACATATATTGCCCCGTGTGTGAAATGGACCCGTGCGATATTCCACTATAAAATAAAACTATCGCTTCCTTATCACTCGCGCCCCGCGCGAGTCACCAGAAAGCCACCAGCATCCCGCTTGTGGCTTTTTGCATTCCCTATCGGGGACCCCTATTT